GAGTGGGTGCTGCACACCTGCCTGCTCAGTGTCGATGATCGCCGGGAGTTCTACGACCGCCGCCGGCAATTCTTCCTGCACGGCACCGCGCTTGATAACGAGGCAATCTACAATCGGCTGGAATCGCATATCGATCTTGTCAGTAGTTTCCTCTACTCGCCCGATCATGCCGAGTTTGCGCTGTCGGCCCCGCTCAATTCGAGCGATGATATCATCAAGCAATTCCAGGCGGCGCAGGATCATTTCAACCGCGAGTTCCGCGACGCCGGGATGTTCGACTTTTTCGGCGATGCGCTACCGTGGGCGATCTGCTTTGACACCATGCTGCTGAAGATGGGCTGGAGCGAGGTACGGGATGAACTGACCTGCAGCCTGGTTGAGCCGTGGAAATTCGGCGTGTTCTCGGAGGAAACAACCGACCTCGAAAGTCAGGAAGCTTTTGTCCACACCTACCACATCGACTATGACAACGCCTGCCAGCGTCTGTTGCGCGCCGGCCTCGGCGACAAGATCGAAAGCCTGGACACCACTAACACGCCATATGAGTCGCCATACCCTGAGTTGATCACCCGCATGATCATCGCATCGACCGGCGGCAGCAACTTGTCGGGCACGGTAACAGGCGCGGTCAACCCGTCCTACATCGCGCGCCCGACCTACCACGCCAAGGTCAACCGGCCCTTGGTGAAGTTCAACGAGCTGACCGTGTGGGATGACGAATGCGGCGATTACCGGGTATTTTTCATCGTTGGCGACAAGCTCGTGCTGTCGGATTCCAAGGCGACCATCGACGTGTTGAAACGCTCCGGCGGTTTCAAAAGTGTGAGGAAGGAAACCGAAAAATTCTACAACACCCAGTGCAATCCGTTCCTGCCGCAGGAGTTTCCCTATGTGCAGATCAGGCCGTATCAAATCTACAATTACTTCTGGGGCAAATCCCACATCGAGTCGCTGATCCCGTTGCAGGAGTGGTCGAATGAACGGCTGGAACAGATTCACGATATCCTCGAAAAGCAGGCGTATCCGCCGCGGGTCGGCTCGGGCTTCCTTGGGCTATCGGACGAAAAGATGGAAGCCTTTGGCGGCGCCGACACCTGGGTCACGGATCAGTTGCCGCAGGCCGCGATCAAGGAATTATATCCCGAAATGCCGCCGGATATCTTTGCGGATTACGCTCAGATCGGCGTGCTCATGGTCGAAGCGTCAGGCCTTACCGAAACCATCCAGGGCAAGGGGGAAGCAGGTGTACGCTCGAAAGGTCATGCCAAGCAGTTGCAATCGACCGGCGCGGGCCGGATCAAGAAAACCGCAGCGAGGCTTGAGGCACCCTTGGTGAGGATGGGCGATCTGGCGCTGCGGCTCAACATGCGCAACAACGACGACCCCATAACCCCTGATCCCAAGGAAACCGGCCAGCCCGGCGACCCCTTCTATTTCTACAATCTTGTCGGCGATTACTCGCTCGGGATTGCCGGTCACTCGCACTCGCCGCTATTCGTTGACGATACCCGCGAGCTTGCCGCCGGCCTGTTCAAGATGCAGGCGATCGACCACGAGGCTGTCTTGCGGATGCTTAACCCGCCGAACCGCAACAATCTGATCCATGCCTTAAGGCAGCGGCAGAAGCGGCAGGCCATTGCGGCGGCCAAGAAGGCGGCGATGGGAATACCGGATACCCCGCCGCGAGGGGCGAGGAAAGGCAATGGACAACACCCCTCGCCGTGATACTCTCGCCCCGTTAACCTCCCTGCGGTCCGGGCCGGCCCGCGCAATGCAAGGAAAACGAGCCATGGCACGAAGGAAAGGGCGCCGTAAGGGGCGCAAGCATCGTCGGAAGTAAGCCACTTCCCACACTATCCGGCACATACACGGCAAACCCGCCATCCCCTTATCGGCGGGTTTGTTGTTTGTCATAGGCTTGACGGTAGCCGTTCGCAGGGCGTATCAATTGGGCCACCTAAGTCCTTGGCGACCCAGAGATGCCCGAAGGCTTGCCCTCCCCCATGCCCGGCGGTGCCGGACCTCCAGGTGGTCCGCCGCCTCCATCACTGCCGAAATCTCCCATCGGCGGCCCCGGTGGCCCCGGTGCCTCGCCGATGATGTCGCCGGGCGGCGGTGCCGGTGCGCGGGCTAACTCCATGAACCAGATCAGGGCGGCCAACGATACCCTGCTGTTGGCAGTGGCGTCGTTCGATCAGGGCAGCAAGGAGCAGCAAGCTATCCTGCGCGCGATCACCGCGCTCAACACGATTTCGAGCAAGGCAACAGGTGCCAACATGGTACCGGCGGCCCTTGCCGCGATGGCCCAGGCCAGTAGTAGGGGACCGCTGACCACGGCCCCGCCGCCTGGAATGGCCGGCGGCATGGGACCATCAGGACCGGGCGGACCGCCGCCGATGCCGGGTGGCGGCGCTGAAATTCCGGAAGCAGCTTAAACCAGGAGAAAGATCATGGCCGAAGGATACCTCAAGCCAAAAGCCAATAGCGCCGGTCTCGACAAGCGCAAGATGGAAGATGGCCAGTTCCGCAATCCGCCGACCTATACCGAACTCGGCGGGTTCTCTTCCGCGGGCAAATGGACCGACCCGGCCGGTCGCAGGCACAAGATCGGCGGCCCCTCGCTTGAGAAGGGCGGCCCGACCGCGCTCAAGAATAGGCCGTTCTGACCATGGCCGGCCCGCAAATCGATGATGCGACCGCGGTTAAGCTCGGTCGCATGTTCGCCGAAATGGCGCACAAGGACACCGAAACCCGCAAACTGACCGCGGCCGCTGTGCGCAAATTCGCGCCTGACTCCGCGGAAGCACGGTCATTCACTGATGTCGAGCAAGAGGAACGATTCGAGAGTTTCAAGGCTGAGCAGGCGGCAAGAGAGATTGAACGCCAGAAGGACGCAGCGGTTGAGAAAATGGGCGCTCAACGAGCCCGACTCCTATCTGGCGGTGATAACGGCGAGGGCCGAAAATACAGTGAAGATGATGTTAAGAAAATTGAGGAGTTGATGGGCAAAAAAGGCATCATCGACTACGAGGACGGCGCCACTTTGTATGCCGCGACATTGCCGCCGGAATCCCCGAAACCCGGCAAGGACATTCCCGAAATCCACGGCGCCACCTGGGGTTTTCCCGAATTCGAGAAGTTCGGCAAAGACCCGGTGCGGGCGTCCAGGGAAACCGCAAACCAGGTCATCACGGAATTGATGAGAGCGAGGCGCTAGGCGCCTAATGGGAGGCTGATTTGCCGCAATTCGGATCAGGCGTGATTCCAAGCAGCGGCGCGATTGCGTCGGAATTGTCATCCGTGGTCCGCCGGGCGTTCATGCCCCGTGTCTACGTCCAGCTCTACAAGTCGGCGCCGACCATGGCGGCCCTGTTGTCGAGCGCGCAGGTGGCGACCGGCGGCCTCTCGCCGATCACTGCGCCGCTGCAGGGCACACCGATGGTGTCGGGGCAGTGGGTTGATTACAGCGGTTCGTTCCAGCAACCGGGCGTGCAGCCGGGCATCCAGAACGCCGAGTTTAATTTGAAAGCGTTCGTCACCACGATTCCCTTCCTCGGGATGGAAGGTCTGGTGCAGCTCGACTACAGCGTTGTACCGCTGATCGAAGCCCGCATGAACGACTCGACGAATGTGACGATCGATACGTTTGCCACCGCCTTGTTCAACAACCTCAGCAACCAGCAACAGTTGATCGGCCTGCCAGCGGCGATCGATGACGGCACCTTCAGCGTGATCTACGGCGGCGTTAACCGCACCAGCAACGCGTTCTGGAAATCGACCTACGTTCACAACGGCGCACCGACCACGCCGACCCGCAACCTGATGCTGCAGTATATCGCGCAAGTGACCAAGCAAACCGGCGAAATGCCGACCTTGGCCGTCATGGGGTTCGGCACCTGGACGCTTCTGGCGCAGGATTTCACCACGCAGGAGCGTTACAACATCACGCCGGGTTCGGCGTTCGGTGCCGACAACAAGGTTGAGGCGCTATTCCGCGCACTCGACGTTGCCGGGGTGCCCTTTTATGCCGATCCCTACTGCCCCGAGGGCGTGCTGTACCTGATCAACACCAATTATCTTAGTTTGTATCTGCACGAGCGGGCGGCGTTTTCGTTCACCGGATTCGAATCGACGCTCCCCAACAATCAGTTGGGCTATATCGGGGCGATCCTCTCGCTGCTTGAACTGGCCGATGTCAAATGCAAGGCCCACGGCAAGTTCGATAACCTCAGTTTCCTGAACATCTAAGGGGGAAAACATGGCACAGACCCGCGGCAATTTCCCCTATCCCTACGCACAACCGGCCGAAGGCGGCGGCGTCATCGTGCTGGGACAAGGCGGCACCTGGTATCCGCCATCGGGCGAGTACCTGATGACCTTGCCGGCGTCGAACATGGTGATGGAGTGGTGGAATCCCATTGCGACGGCGTGGCAGACCATTGCTTCCGCCAGCGATTACGTTTCGGCTGACGGTGCCAACATCAGGCTTCGCAACACAACAGGCGCTATTTCCATCGCATCGTTTGCCGCTGGCTCGGGCGGCACCAACGGCATCGGCTCGGCGGGTTCGGGCGCGGTTGCCTTTTCCGCACCATCGGCGGGCGGCGTGCAGGCAACCGGCTATGTCATCGTCGGCGGCAGCGTGCAGGCTCCGACCATTACGCAGGCAGGCTCGGGCTTCCTCGTTCCACCCCTTGTCGTGATCGATGCCCCACCGCCCGGTGGCATCCAGGCGACCGCGGTTGCGGCCCTGACCGCAGGCGGCGGCATCACTTCGATAACAATGGTGAACGTCGGCGCCGGCTATGCGGCCTCGCCGAACTTCTACATTATCCCGCAGCCCGCCTACTACACGGGCGCGCCATCCGGCGGCGTTGCCGCCGCGGCCTTCCCGCCGCCCGGCCTCGTGCATCCCAATAACGCGGTGCCCGGTAATCAGAACACGTCGGTGGCTTCTGGCGTGCTGCTGACCCCGGCGGCGCTGACGGGTTCGGGCACGGTCACGGGCATTGTCATCATCAACTTTGGCTCGCAG